GCACTATTAGCAACAGGTTCTAATTGAACACTTTTATCTGTAATATCCCATGATATAGATTGAGTCTGACCGAACTCAACCAATGGACTTGCTATTGCATTATGTCTTCTACTATAAGTTTCAACACTATCTTCTTTGAATCCAGCATAATCCAATATTATATTAGTAACTAACTCATTAGAGTCAATAATATCTCGACCAACTCCAATTGTTAAATTCAAGTCAAAAAGATCATTGTTACCAGAATGATAAAACTCTAATCTAATTTTATAAGGAAGACCAGCAGAAAAAACTGGCATTTCAGCATATTTATATGTAAATCCAGTATTTTCACTCCAAGCATCAATAATTAATTCATCATTAATATAAAGTCTTGCACCACCCTCATCTATTTCAATACCAATCTCTTCACCAATAGCAGTATTTAATGGAATATAATAGCCATCAAAAACACCTTGATAGTTCTTATCTATCAAGGAAGCATCATCACTAGACAATGTGTATCCTGACAAAAAAACATTTGATTTAAAACCAACAAAAGAAGGAGTGACAGACGAAGCAAGACCAAGTGCTTTATCTAAATCAGATAGTTCTTTTTCATTTACATCAAGTTGTAAATCTTTAACGGTGCTTTCAAAACCTTCCGGCGGTTGATAAACTCTAAATCTTAAACCCTGTCCTATATATAGTCCGCTATCTGTATTTTTGCTTTCATCATTAAATTTTAAATGCAATAATGCATCATTTAAAATAGCAGAATCTTGGAATCTATCATATTTAATAAACTTATAATTAGGTATATTTCCAAAATACAGAAGTTCTTTTATAGCATCACCAACAGTTGTATTTTCTTTAAAGAATCCTTTTTCAATAATCTTGTCATTTAAAAATTTAAATCTATCTCCTAATTGAAGATTAACTGTCATATCGGAGGAAGAAGATGATATGTCTTCAACAAAATATGTTCCTATTTCAACATACTCAAATGGATCAAAACTTATAACTGCATTTTGAGAATGAATAACTGGATCAGTATTCCCAAAACCTCTTTCTGCAATTTCTAAAGAAACATTATCAATTTTCTTTTTTACAAGAATTTTTTCTTCAGAGAATTTGTCTTTATCAATAGTGACTATATAATAGTTTGACTCAAGACCTGTGTTGGATATATCACCATTAGGAAACTCTGTTGCATTATTAAGATATATGTAAGAAGCGCCAGAAGAGGCGATGTTTGCAGTTAAAAAAGACTCTACAGTTAGATCCTCAGAATCATATGATTTCCAACCATAACAAACGTTAACTTTTAAATCTTTTTCTAAATATTTTCCATATTCAGAATTACTGTTTAAAATATTAAACTTTTTATCTGTATTATCAATTGTAATATCACAAGATGTTTGAGATGAGCCGGCAATAGGAAGAGATGTTTCATGAAGGTCTCTAACCCTATTATCACTAACTGAAACAACATAATCCGAAATATCAACCTCATACATTGGGAATACAGACATTATTCTTGCATAGTCATTGGTATTTACAACATTAGTTATTGTTAAAACTACTCTATTTACGTTGCTGTATGTGTCATCCAAATTTACAACTGCTTCAAAAGAATCTGTATTAAAAGACAACTCTTTAGTTAAAATATTTACATCACCAGTTGTATACACATTTAAAGTAAAATCTTCTACACGGCCAAGTTCATTAGATGTAACAATTTTAATTTTATTAGCAATAGTAGGATCAAAAGTCATATCAATATTAGGGCTAGCCGCCCAACTGTTTGCTGCCTGCCTACTTCTCCAGCCGTATTTGAAATCACCTGATAAATCAGATGGCATAGCATAATATTTTCCATTAGGAGTTATAACTCTGCCGCGAGAATCAAGATCTCCAGCAACAGCCCAAGGGAAAGATTCATACTCTGGACCACTGACAACCTGTGTTTTATCAAAGTAGAAACCAACAGAACCAGCACTGTTATCCGTATGATCATTGTTGGATGTTACAACAACATTTGATAAATGCCTTCCATCTCTTAGTACAATAGAAACTTTAGGCTTTACAAACTGAGATGGTGCAGTTGTTGCAGAATTAAAAGCATTACTAAGCGTTTTACCATTAAAGTCAATAATCTGCATTTATACCTCTTGAAGACTTATAGAACAATTCCAATAGTATTCATCATTGTTCAAGTCTCTTCTAACCAGTTCTTCGGAATAATTAGTTACTAAAACAGTATAGCTGGTTTCTGTATAAGAAGTAAGACCATTAGCATCTAAGTTTCTAATTTTTAAAGTATGAGATCTTGGATCTAATGCTATTTTTTTGATATAGTCTCGACCGGCGTTTAAATCAACCGTATTCTGCTGTTTTCCAGGCAAAAATGACCAATCAATATTTATAATTCTTTTATTATTTGCAACATTAAAATAAATACCTTTTTGACCATTAACTCTTTCATTTGCTAAATAGTTAATATTATTAGAAAAAGATGTTGTTCTATTATGCTCAGAAAGTGGAATAGAATTAATAGAGAACATTGGTTTAATATCTGATGTATCCTCTAGAACAGCAGACTTTAAAACATTTACAGACCCGATAAGAAGAGATGAAGATCCACCAGTAGAAAAAGAACTAATAGAAATAGTAGCCATCAGATTTCCTCCAAGACCATATCCACATCAAAATATCTACATTGACTTTGTATAACATTTTTCAACATAGTTTCATTATACGAAGATAAAATACAAGTATAATTTTTCCATTCATCTTTCCTATTGCTTTGTATAGATAAAGTAACAGTAGAGCCGGCAGTAACTAAAGAGTATAAAAAGTCCCTTCCGGCTCTGCTATCTACAGTTTTTGTAGCTTTATCTGGCAGATACGACCAAGAAAAAGAAAAAGAATTTCTAGCCGGCTTATAAAATCTTCTCATAGAGCCTGATGCAATATTGATATCAACATTTTGGTAGACTGGCAAATCTGAAAATTTTCTATTATGTTCTGTAATTTCAGTATTATTAATTTTTATTAGAGCATTTAAAGTCATCACATACCCCTAGATAGACCAGAGTAAGTTGTTACAACTCTATTCTCCATACCGGCAGACTTTTGTTTAGCAGGCAAAACATTCATATTATATTGTTTAAGCATTGAGTTAAACCACTCATCTTCACCAATAAAGTTTTCAACATAAATATTGGTTGTAGTAGTTGAAGAAGATCCCCCGCTGTACTGTGCAGATTTTGGTTGAGGTGTTGCAAATCTCATTTTATTTAAACTGTCAAGAGTTGCATAACCAATATTTCTTACAGCATCTGCATTAACAACATACTCTCCACCATGAAGCATACCTGGAATACCCTGAGAGGTAAACCCTGGAACAACAAATCCACCATTACCAAATCTAGGAATTTTACCTCCATACCTCTTTAATCCAAAGTGAACTTGGAAAAGACCGGCAAGCCCATTATCGCCTCTTTCTTTTAATCTATTAAGTGCTAAAGTAGCACTAGCATGCTTTTGAGAAGCCGTCCTGCCCATCTGATTCAGACTAAAATCAAGTATATAACTAGTTGCTCTTCTAATTAAAGCTTCTTTTTCTTGAGCATTTAGCCTCTTTAAAGTTTCTGAAGTTTTATTCTTTTCAAAATTAGCTTGAACCTGTCTGTATATAGCATTGTAAGTCTCGGATGACGGAGCAGCACGGGCTGGCACAGCACCAGCAGCACCACCAATATCACCAATATCACCAATATCACCACCAGCATCAGGAGTAGCATTTTCAGCTTGACTTTTCAAGAAATTAGCTACACTAAGACGAAGAATAAGTCCATCAATTCTTCCCGCAAGACCATCCACCATACTACCAACAGCACCAACAGTTCCTGTAATTTCTCTTAGCAAAGTAGTGTTGGCAAATCTTATTGCTTCTTCAAAAACAGTAAAAGGATTATTTTCTTCCAATGTAGCAGCTATAGACTCCATAGCTGGTAAGAATATTGATTCTCCAATATTTGAAAAACCAGAAGCTATATTAAAAACATCATCAACAATACCGGCAAAAGCAGAACTTATTGACTCTTGACTACCAATCATCTGCCCTTCAATACCAGCCAACATCGCAACAGTTGCGCCAACAACCGAATTTTCATTGGATGCGTCAGTCAAACCATATTTGGCTTGTGCCGTTATAATTAATTGATCTAAAGAAGTTGCAAAAACACCAACAGCTTCATTTGGCAGAGCAATATTATCAGCCATACTGTTAAGCATGTCTTCAAATATTTCTGAGTTCTCCTGAGCAACACCGGAAGCAGCAGTATTCAGTTGCTCAAGCATACTGCGATATTCTTCAATAGTTTGCGGTGGGAACTGAGTTATCTTCTTCGCAGCATCTTCAAAACCCTTAATCTGTTCATCAAAGAATTTGCCCGCTTCTTCTTTTGCGGCACCAATTGCTTCTTTAAGGGCTTCCAGATTCTCTTGAGCAAGATCTTTCCTTCGGCTTTCATCTATCTTTGCAAGACCATCTGTATGTTCAATACTATTTTTACGATCTTGAAGAGCCAAAACTCTGGCATCGTCAATACGACCTTCATAAATAGCAAGCGCTCGCTCTCTCTGGTAATTGAGAACCTGAAGTGCTCTCTCATCGATCATCTTCCTACGTTCAGTCTGATATTCTTTTTCTTTAGTTAATGACTCTTCCGCTTTAGCAAGTTTATCTAAAGTTTCAATTTGAGTATCATAAACAGCCAAAGCCGCATCTTTTTGATCCTGTAATGCTTGATTAAGACCTTCAACAACATCTTGAACTTTTTCAGCAACTTGACCAAGAACCAAATCAACAAAACGTTGCTTCAAATCATCCAAAAACTTCTTTAATTCACCAGCTGCCTCATCAATCAGATTATCCAAACCAGCAGCAATTGGATCTGTAAAAGCATCTGCATACTCTGTACCAAAATCATTTGCGTCCTCCACAAGATTTTTGCCGGTACTATCCATCAATGATTTAGTACTTTCAATAATCTTGTCGAGCATACTTTGACCCCAACTACCAAGTTTTTCAACTGCTTTAATAGCAAAACTAGCCCCGCTATCAATAGCCTTACCTAGAACACCGGCTAAAGCATTAATGCCTTTAGCACCTAAATTAAGAGCGCCATCAACAAGAGAACCCACCCCCTCAATACCGCTCTTGATACCTTTCACAACACTATCAAGACCCAAAAATCGTCCAACAGCCCCTATGCTCTTATCAAAAAGATTTGCAAATTGCTTAGCAACCCATTTGATAGCATCGCCAAATAGTTTTATTATCCCAGAAGCAACACCCGCAATACCTTTGATTATCCCCTTATATAAACCAGCCATAATCTTAATCCAAGTTGTAGCAATCTTAACTATAATTTTAAGAATAACATTAGCAAATAATGCTATTCCCTGAGCCATTTGACCAAGACCTTTCTTCCAATCCCCTTTAAATATATTAATCAAACCTTGAATAAACTTAGTTACTCCACGAATAATATTTACAGCACCAATAAGAACAAATTCTAATGCTGGAACAATATATTTTTCAAAAAAGTCTTTTATACCATTTGCAACTTTCATCAAAATATCGCCCAAAATACTAAACTGGCTCTTAGCATCAGATGCACCAGTCATAAGAGTTAACACAGTATGTATAGCATCCTTGATAGGCTTAATAACCATTTTTACAACTTGAGCTAGAATATTAAAAGCAGTAGAGAATTTCTTTTTAATATCATCCCCGCCTTTACCCATCGTTCTAAAACCATTAATTAAATAAATAACAGCAGCAGAAATTGCAAGAATAACAGCAGTAATCCCCATGCTCATGAATACAATCTTAACTAATTTCATAATATTCATAGATTTCAATAAACTCATAGTAAATGCTTTAACACTATGAGCCATCATGACAAAAGCGTTTTGCTTTCCACCAAAAGCGGCTTGTGTTGTTTGATATTGCAAAGCAGCAAATTGTGCTTCATAAATTGCTTTCTTAATAGCCTTATATCCAGTAATCTCAAGAGCAAAGTTTGTGACTCTTGCAACTTTACCACCAATATTTGTAGCAGCAAATTTAGCGTTTAACGCTTTCATTTGAAGAATTCTTGCTTTTAGTATATTCACAGCCTGAGTTGTTCTTGTCTTAATTATTGTAACAAAATTAGTCAATGCAGTTCTTGGATCTGTAAATAACAAATGAAATGCTTGACCAAGTTTGCTATTTTTAATTGCGATGCCAACTTTGACAAGACCAGCTTTAGCGGTTAAAGCCATCTGCTTAAACCCATTACCAATCATACCAATCATATTGAAAATACCATTTTTTATGGCAGTAAGAGTTTGACCTTTAGTAAATAAACCCTGGAATCCAAGCATGAATTTATCCATAGCCAGCCCAATTGCGTTTCCAGCTCTCTTAATTGCGGGGACCATTGCTTGAAATCCATTCACAACAGCATTTTTTACAGCCTTTGCGCCTCGTATAGCATTTCTCTTCATGGCTTCATAAGTAGGTGTTAAACGAAGCTTTGTTTTCTGCAAAGCACCCAAAATACCACCCTCAACAATTCTTCTTTCCTGATTGGGTGTTAAAACAACACTTCTGTAATAATCACCAGCAAATTTACCGCTTTTTTGTTTAAACAAAGAAGCCATCTTATAATTCGCCTGAGCAACAGGAGCTCCTGGTACTGAACTAGCCGCCGTATCATAGATAAGGCTTTTTCCAACACCACGAACAAATCTTCTATCTACAGCCTGCCTAAACATGCGAGTTCTTGTAGTCCCAAACTTTTTCATAGTTGCTTGCTCAGCAATAGGATCATAACCAGGACTTACTGGCATCATATTCACAATGCTTTGATCCAAACCAAGACGAGCCGCGCGACGCATAGCGGCCTGCGTAGCCCCTCTTTGCTGCTGCATCATCCCAGCAGTCATTGGCAAATTACCACCAAATCTTCTAAACTTACCAGAAGTAGTTAATTGGCCACCCCTAGCCAGATGTCTTTGCATCATAGCATCATCAATAGCAGTATCTATAGGGCCACTAAAGGGAGTGGACGGCAAGCCAAGAGCTTGTGATCTAGCAAGATTCTTTAGATATAAAGCATCAAACTTGCCAGACATAACTTGCGGACCCATAATTCCAGCTTGACTAGCAATACTAGCCCTCATTGCATCATCAATAACAGGTCTTGTCATAATTGGTAGACCAGTAACATTTCCTGCTCCTAGCCCAACACCTGTCCCTCTGGTAATATTAAGAGCAGTAACTGCTGCTTGAACTTCCTTAGCAGCTGTCGCTTCTCTCTTTAGCATTCCAGTCATATAGCCAATCTGTCTAGCCGCAGCGCCAATTGGACCATTCATAGAAGCAAGACGGGCTGTGAAGAGCGCAGTTCTTGACGCACTTGTCGTCATAGCATTACCAACCATAACAACAGGACTACTCAAATTCATTAAAGCAGGAGAAGCCGCAATAGAAGCGGCAGTTAAATTAGAAATACCAGGAACAAAACGAAGAAGACCTTGCGCTAAAACTCCAATAGCAGACTTAGCAAGTCCAAAAGCATAAATAAGCGGTCCAAGAGCCGCTAAGCCAGCAACGGCAGCCGAGATTGCAATTTTAACACCCGGACTCATATTCCTAAAGCCTTCAGCAATTTTTTGCATTGCTTTATCAATAAACTCAATAACAGGTCTAAACCCTTTAATCAGTTCTGCTGCTATAAGTTGAAAATTAACTTTAATTCTGGTTAGTGAAGAACTAACGGATTTCAAAGCAATATCAACTTCCTGCTGAGCCAGTTCAGCCGCTGTGCCTACACCGACAAGTTGAGCGACCATGACTTTACCAGTTTGTGTTTTAATACTTGCAATTAAGTCATCGCCTTGAGCTCTTTGAGCAAGAACTTCATCTCCAATTTGCTGTCTTATTTGCTTAGCAAGTTCAACATCCGCTTGTGTTACTGTTTTAGTAACGGTTTTGCCATTTTCAATAATATCAATAACGTTTTTAGTAACATCATCACTAATATTCATTGTTGATATACGCGCAATATTACCTAGATCACTAAAAGAATTAATTAAAGGAACAACAGAACCTTGTGCTCTTTCAACACCATTTGCTAGATCAATAACTTTCTTTAATGATTCATCAATACCGACACCAGCGCCTTGATTTATTTTTGTTATATCATCATTTAATTTTGCAATATCAGCGATAGATTCAGCCATTCTTGGACCCTGCCTGAGCACAAAGAGCTGAGTCATAAACTCCATTGCTCCTTCAGCACCAGCAGCACTATTTTGAACCTTATTAAATGCTTGCGCTAAAAAGTCAATAGAGTTAATACCAATATGTGTTGCTTGTGAAAAATCAAATCCTAAAACGTTATTTAATTTTTCAATCATCTCACGACTTTCGTTTGTAGGATCATTCAAACGCTGTAAAGACACTTTTATTGCGTTAGCAGAAGATGAGACATCAAAACCAGCCGCTTTCATTGGTGCCAGCAATGCCATAGTTTCAGACATTGACAAACCAAACTGTGTCGCTGCGGCACCGGCTTCTGGCAGGGCTTTAGCAATATCCCTTAAACTCAAAACAGTCGTGTTTTCAATTAAGTTAAACCGTGCCAATGTGCCATTAACAATAGCAAGAGCAGCATTTTCTCTTTCGACAGCACTTTTTACATCATCATGAGCTTTTGCATTGTAATCAAGAGCCTTAATTGCTTGGAAATAGACAGTCTGAACAAAGTCTTTTGCCTGACCGATATCAACATCACCAAGCTTTTCAGCCATCAAAACAGCTTCAGTTAAACTACTTATTGTCTCATTAGCCTGAAGACCTAACTGAGCAAAATCGGCTCCAAGGCTGATAACCAATGCTTTATTAGCGGCATATGTAGTGGAAAGGTCTGTAAAACTTTGTTCAAGCCTCTTGTACCTTTGCATATTTTCTTCAGCATGTTTTTTCTGTGCAGCATTTGCTGTTTCAGCAGAAACACCCATTTTCATATATGCTTTTTCTGCTGTTGAGGAAATATTCTCAACAATCTTTTCGATCATTGTTAATTCTTTATCAACAGCAGCAAAAGTGCTCAAAGCAATTCTACCGAATGCCAGCATTGGTAAAGTAAGACCAGTAATCAACTGACGACCAGTCCACTGCGTATCTTTACCTGTTCTACGCATTTCAAAAGCGAGAGAACGTAAATCGCTAACTAATGCTTTAGCTTTAATTCCTTTTAAAGCAGTATTATATTGCTTTAATTGAGCAGTGGCCGTCTTAGTTGATGATGTTGCAAAATACTGCGTTTTAGTAATATTTTTAAGATCAGTAGATGATCTTCTAATTTCATTACTTAAAGCACTTTGATTAGCAATAAGAGCAGATAAACTTTTTGCATGATGGTTTACACCATCAGATCCGTAACCAATGGCTTTGTTTAATGCTTTTTGATTAGCATCAAGATTTCTTACTGCCTTTGCATTACCAGCTAATGTTGCGTTAACCTGTCTAAGGCCATTACTTAATGCATTTAATTGATTCAAGTTGTTAACTTGAAGATTAATTATAATGTCATTAGGATTACTCATAGGCTGTACCAAATACAATTATGTCATTAAAACAACATAAAAGCAATAATTTAACCTTCATAACCCAATCCAATAGGAATAAATCTTAAATCATTTCCTTGAATTGCCTTAGGAGGTTCAATGGGTGCTGGGTCATACCAATCATCATCAAAGGATGTTTCCCCGCCCCAAGCCATTGCGCTTATTTGAACTTGTTTATTAAATTCATTACTACAAGCTCTATATAATAAAAATAATTCTTCTAAGTTTAGAGCATTCTCTAATTCAAAAATGTTTTTCCAAGCACCGACTTGTACAAAAACTTCTGATTCATATTTTAGCAAAGGGAGGTCATCCCAAGGAACCGCCTCAGCATTCCCCCCTTCACCACTAATCAGTTTGGGTCGTTACCCATTGCGGCAGACATGAGTTCGCCATAAGAGCGAAGATCCAGAATATCTTCTAATGCATCGCGATCAGCAGACAGTTCGGGATCAGTAGCAGCCAAAGCAATACTGGCAGAATCAACCATCTTGTCAATATCCTCATCGGACATCTGACCATCATCGCCGGGCTTCATGTTGTTGGCAATCTTCATAAACTTTCTTAACTGACGAATAGTGAGAGGTCTAACCGTTCGCTTTTTGCCGTCAGCGAAAGTGATCTCAACACCACCATGAATATCCTTGTTCAAAATAATCTCCTTTTAGATAGGCAAAAGCCTCGGGTATATTTTACCACACCCGAGGCTCTTACGCATTAAAATTTTAACTATTTCACGTTTCGTCAATAATCTTGCCGTACTCATATCCAACGTCAGCGCTGACGGGCAGAATGCGGAACGACACTGCGAAAACAGTAGCCTCAGCACGCTTCATCGAAATCGTGGACGATTCCATCGAAATAGCACGCTTAGTGTTAAACTTACGGGTCTTAGTCGTAGCAGCATCCGATCCAGGGGCGTTTCCAAGAATTTGGATAGCCTTCTCAAAAGGATAAACATTCTGCACACCAAACAAGAACGTTCTGGTGTTTGCACCATCGTTATTGTTGATAACATCGGCACCGCCAGTA